CACCTGTGGGGTTGTCAGCGCCACCGACCGAAAATTCCACCAGTTACCTTGGTGGGTGTCAACTCGATCGATTCGCCTTCAACCCGTCGCCTGTACCGCAGCTGACCCGGTAGGTCGACGTCTGAGTCGTCGCTGTTTTCATCCCAACCTAACTCACTAGCACGGTCCGCTGCATTAAAATAACTTTGCAACGTATTTTGCGCTGGGAAAACGCGCGTCAACAGCAAAAGGCCCTCACGACTGGTCATCGCGTAACCTAGGAGCCTAACTATCCATTCGTGTTTCTCGCGTCGGCGATGTCTCTCTGGGTAGACAGCTGACTTTACAATCTCGCGTTCTTCACGATGGGGCTGTCCGTGCAACCAGTGGTATCCCACAAAATGCGTGTGACTCCTCCAGTCATTAGTGGTTTTTGACGTGTCGACAATGTCGGTTTTCTCAACACTGACGGCAAACCCCAGATCAGTAGCTGCAGATGCCAGCTGGCTCTTTGTAACGTACGTGTTTGAGCCAATGATGACGTCGTCACCCATCACCAATACACGATCATGTGGCAGTTCATGACCAGTAATACTATGCCACATGTACGATACGAGAATCAGATTAACAATGCTTCCGATGATACTAGTGAAAGCGCTGCCCGAGGGTATACCCTTGTGCACCTGATACACGTGACCGTCTGGAGCGATGATTCGGCTGTGAATGAAATCGTTGACGTAACGAGTCCACACATCTTGATCCTGCTCAGTTAGATCTAAATGCGTCCGCGCCAAACGGAAAGCATCATCAATCATCCTAGCTGGGACCGTCGAGTCAAACTTCGAGAAGTCTAGCGAATAGACGTATCGAAATTTGGATTCGATCTCGGAGAGTATTGCCCCTCGTTCGACTCCATGGGTACCCCAGACGAACGGCCGCGTTCGCGAAAGGTTTTCCATGACTCGCTTACTGAAACGACTGCCAACAATGGTCGTAGGCAGCGGCGCCATCCAAACCAGGCGAGTCTTTGGACCAGCGTGCCCATGTTGAACCCGACGGCCAAAAACATAGGGATCAAAGCCACGCAAGCCTGCAATAATCCTTCTCGCCAACCGTGTGCCTTCGGCAAGAACATCACGATTAGTACTGAACAGAGGAGCGCCAGCGTAAGAGCTAGCAAGGACCACCTCCGCCACAATCTCATCGACTGTGTAAGGGATGTGCCCTCGATCCTTACAACCTGCCGTACGGTAGACGCTACGAATGGCTGCTTTGTAACTCTCGGAAGAGAAGGATCGTGATCCATCTTGACCCTTAGATGCACCTCGTACAAGGAGAGCGGGTGATGGAGTTCCCCTGTCATGTTCGCCAGCGTCATCAGGTAAAGGTCGTATGACCCTAACTCCTGATCCGATGACACCTTGAACCTCTTTGTTCCCTCGGCTGTTGTTACCACTGCTTCGCCCGGTTCCAGATTTTCCGGACTTACGAACTGCGGGGCTAGTACCTCCCGAGTTACGTCGTTGACCGTTTGAGGTTTGACGAACGGATCGTGGTCTACGGCACGAGCATGGCCCGTATCCGCTAACCGTGAACTCAGTTCCTCGTCCGTTAGTGGTTGGATGAACGGGGCAGCCGTAGGTGGCAATT